TTACGTTGTTCTGCTTGTGCCTCTGAGATCGTGCTATGTAAGTCTCCGCTTTGGTTGCTGTGTTCCAGTCCTGAGCGTTTGGTGTCGGCAGCATCTCTCTTATTTTCGGATTCCCTAAACTGAAATTTACTCCACCTTGTGCTTCCCAACTCTTGCTCGTGTTCTTGTCTATGTAATCCGATGCTTGTGGTGTCGGCAGCATCGAATTCAGTTTCTGACCCAAAGAGTACCCTCTCGTTATCCCTATGCTCGGAGAATCCTTTCCGTTCCCTAGTGTGTCCTTCCAGTCTCTCGCATTCGGTGTTGGAAGCATTCCCCTCATTGCCATTTGGCTGAGACCCAAGATGAATGGAGGATTCCCCATTGCTATCTGCTTCGCATTCCGTGCGTCCACCTTCGCTGGATCTGCCTCGTCCTGCATCGCTGTTGGTGTGGGCAATAATATAGACTCGGTCTCTGCGGTGCGGGGCGTTAATGCCGACAGCTGGAAGTACAAACGTCTGGACTTCGTAGCCCTCACTTTCCAAATCAGCGAACACCTCTTCGAGGACCAATCCGTCCGACCAATTAAGGAGTCCACGAACATTCTCCCCCACGACATACCGTGGTCTGATTTCTCTGATTGCACGGAACATTTCAGGCCAAAGATGGCGTTCATCTTCTTTTCCCATCCTTTTTCCAGCGGTACTGAAGGGCTGGCAAGGAAATCCACCGGAGAGGACATCGATTTTTCCTCTCCAAATTCTAAAGTCAGTTGTCTTGATGTTGTCATAAGATTCGGCCTCTGGCCAATAAAAACTACACACTTTTCTACTAAAAGGGTTGATGTCGCAATGGAACTTATTCTCCCATCCCATCCACTCAGCTGCTAAGTCAAAGCCACCCAACCCACTAAATAAACTACCGTGATTCATGATATTCTTTTTTTAAGCGATCAGCAATCTCCAACGCTTTCTGGTATGTCTTCATCTCCGTCCTTTTCCCAAACTCCCATTTCTGATGACATTGCATACAGTATAGCATCCAATTTTCGGGATGTTGCCTCAGACTCGGATAACTCCCTTTGGTAATGATATGTGAGATGAACGCTGGACTGAATTGTGGTAGATGTAGTCCACATTCCTCGCATTGGTGTTTTTGTCGTGTTGACCACATATCCTTGTACCATTGGAGATCGCCTTTCATTAACTGATTCTAAAAACTCTGGTTCCGTTCTTATTCGGTCTCCAAGTTACTTTGGCTACTTCGCTATTGATAATCGAGGAGTTACCCATATGTGTCTTAATCATATTGGCGTGTTCTCTCTTACCTTCTTCCAAAGTACTAATCTGAGACCCGATGTCCAAATAGTCCAAAATGTGTTGGTCAATCTCCGGTGTAGATGCAACAGTCTTATCTTCAGGATTGGAGAACCTCTCGTTCAAGTACTCGGCATAAGCCTCTGTACCATCTGGCGGTGGAGCATACTGATCGTAATCACCACCATTGGCGAATGCTTCACGACCTAACTCAACTCTTTTCCAAAACTCCGTGGTGATACTGATAATAGAACTGATAATCTCCTCATCGGCATCGTACTCGTGAACCTTGAAGTTTCTTCCGTCTTCCAAAACAACCAAGTACCCCTTTGATACACCAAGGCCCATCATGTAAGTCTGAAGCTGCAAGTAGTAGGATGGCGGTATTCCACCCTCCCATTGTTTGCTACTCCAACCGCTGATGGTCTTGATTTCAGCAATCGCATCCACGTTCTCCAAATTGATCGTAGAATTGCGAACACGGATGTCCTTGGTTACAATCAATCGGTCTGGAGAAAAGAACAAATGGGGGAACGATGGGTTAATAATATAACCTGTAGGTTCATAAAGATGTCTCTGTTTTAAACCTTTACGATAATTTTCAATCATTTTTGGCTCGTCATCTTGCCAATATTCGAAAATATCTGCTACGGTCTGTTCCAAGATAGTACCCATAAACATTGGCATATTTTCCACCTGTTTTTGTGGAATTACACCGATTTTCTGGTAGTACAACTCCGCTGGAGACTTCCACGAGTTCACACCCATCAGGGTCCCAATCTCAGAAGCACCCAAACCCCTTTCACGGAAGTTTAGCCACTCCTGGTATTGCTCGTCTTTACTGATTTTTACTATCTCCAGTTTCATCTCGCATTACCCATTTTTCAAACTTATCGGCTGTTTCCAAAGTAAACTTTTCGAAATCAGCAACTGTAAACTCTCCGTTTAATCTTGGTGCAATAATCTCAACGAAACTAAGTGCTGCCTTTAAACTCGACTGACGAATAATCGAAAGTTGTTCCTGCCCATAGTGTTTCATATGAGCAGGTTCAACTCTTTTTCCGATTTTTGTTGCGAGGGTCGTATTACTAACTCCTCTTGACATTAGAATGGGAGATCATCGTCTTCAAAAGTAGGAGCACTTTCCTGTGGCTCCTGTGGATATGTCTCTGGCATTAATTTCTGCCAATCTTGTTGCTCTACCTCACCAGCCATCATTTTGTTGGCAGCGGCAGCTTCTTTAACACGAGCGTGGAATTCGTTAATCTTGTCCATACGGAAAGCCTCAACTTCACTCCAATCGATTGAAATCAATTCGCCCTTTTTGTTAAACACTTCTTCGGGATCAGGCATACCTTCACCCTTCTTGAATGCCCACTTCAAAGTCTGACCATTCTGACCGAGGAACAAAGCAGAACGCTTCTTTCCGTCAATCTCTTTCAAAGATGGAATGAACTCAACTTTCTTCGATGGATCAATGTTTGGAGAACAATGAGCCAAAGCGATGAAATACGAAGTCTGCTTAGCAGCTTGTCCTGGTTTCTCCTCACCTTTGATTCTAATTTGGAATTGGTACAACTTGTCATCCATCAAGTCGATGTTCAATACTTGGCCGTACTGCGTGTCACGAGTACTCATACCAACGATGTAACCTTCAACTGAATCGTACAATTCATACTTCTTTTCACCTAAATACTTGGCAATCTTGCCTTCTCTAATTGTAAGGTACTCACGAGCACCTAATCCTTTGTTTAAACCCATATTTTTTCTATTATGTAGTGCGAATATACTATAATACTTTGTAATTCCAAGAATTTTTCGTAAAATTGTAAGAAATTATGAATAACGAATTAAAAGACCGGGTGCTTGAATTGAAAAGCAAACTAAAGCGTGGCGATATGGCTCGTATCGTAGAGAGGGTTTCCAAGTTTGGCGTACAGAAATACGATGTATACAACATTCTCAATGGAAAAAGTTTAGTCGATCACCAAAAACTCATTTTGGTTATGAAGGAAGTAAAACGCTGCATCGATGAAAACGAAAGATATCTTGAAGAATTTGAACTGAAAATCTCTCTCCTTGAGCCTCGATGAACTAGAACAGAAAATCGTTGAGGTCAAGAAACGTGGCCTTAACCTTTTGGTTGAGAACGAACTTATTGCCGATTTGAGAGGCGAGTACTACTCTGGTCTGCTCAAACGAAAGATGAATCGTATTACTGATCAGGTAAGACGAAATGTACTTTTCATGACCAAGATACATGGTCAAACCGTCTCCCCAGGCAAAATCAAAGAATTCATGGGGATGGATGTAGATACCAATATTCACAGAATCATATACGGTGAGTCTGTCCTGACTTCATTAAGAACCGCAATTCTCATTGCTGAGTTCTATGGAGTACCTGTAGAAATTTTATTATTCCAAGATATCGAACCTAATGTTGAAACATTTAGACAACTCTATCCTGCTCTTTTCCGACAGAATAGAGATTAAACCACTTTCAGTCAACGAATGCTGGCAAGGAAAACGATTTAAAACCAAAACCTATCTTTCATACGAAAAGGAAATGCTACTTCGGCTAGCACCTTGCGACTTTAATCAAACCAAAGAGCCTCTAGAGCTTTCTTTGATAGTCGGAGTAAGCAACATCGCATCCGATGCAGACAATGTCGTAAAACCATTCATAGACATTCTTCAGAAGAAGTACAACTTCAACGACAAATACATCTTTCGCCTAATCATAGAAAAAGTTTTGGTTGTCAAAGGAGCCGAGTTTATTGAGTTCTACATCAAAAAATGCGAGCCAAGACTTTTTTCTCTTGACAAAAAGAAAAACGAGTTGTAATATTGCAGCACGGCCGAATTTGTAATGGGGGTATTGTTCCAAGCCGCCTGGTGAGTAAAGCAAAAGTAGCTTGCGTAATCAACCAGCCACTCTTAACCAATTTTCGAAAAAGCACACGCTTTTTTAGGAAAGGGGGGAAAGGGGGGTATGGTTTTTTGCTGGTTCCGTAAGCAATTGTGTTAACTTGGTCTCGGAGTATAAGTATCTTAATTGCTCTAACTATGCTCTTTTCAAAAAAGGGCATTTCTTTTTTATAGTCTTTTTGTTTAAATTTGTAAACAATGGCGTTTACAATAACAAATCAACCAAAGCAGTTTTTGTCAGAAAGTGAAAAAACTAAAATTTGGTACAAGGAGAATCTTCAATTCGTAATGAGTCATTTCAACAAAAGAAATGATCGTATTTCAAGAGTACGCCAATCTGTAGACTTGGAGAATCCTATTGACGAAATCGTTCGTATGTACACCTACTACCTAGGTAGACAATTCAACAAAGATTATTACTACACGAACCAAGACCAAGATGCTTGTGATTTACCAACTGTATGGAT